GACTGTGATAATCAATTCCATGTTTAATCAGATCATGATGCGCTATGCGTACCTTCTCTGCAAGGTGGAGAATGACGGCACTCTGGAACTGGACTTCAGACGACATGTATCTTTACAAGCGTTTGGAGATGACAACTGCCTTAACATTAGTGACGAAGTGATTGACTGGTTCAATCAAGACACTATAACAAAGGCTCTGGCTACTGTTGGACTTACCTATACTGATGAAGCGAAGACTGGAGTTGCAGCACCATACAGAACTCTTGAAGATATCAAATATCTAAAGAGAGGACTGATACGTGATGCTAACGGCTACTTTCGCGCTCCTTTGGAAAAGGGTGTCGTCCAGGAAATGGTTAACTGGATTCGTGGATTGAAAGGTTCAGGCAAAGATGAGACATATGAAAATTGTGAAGCATCTATGCGTGAAGCTTATTTCCACGGAAAGGACTACTATGAAACGAACAAGGACCTTCTCTCCAAAGCTCTTCTTGAGAAAGGAGTGAAGAGACGCTTACCGGAATACTCTGAGTTGCACAGTTTTTACAACAAGCAACTCTTCGGATAGACGAATACCTCGAAAACCTGGACTGCTAGCAATCAAGGATACCTGAACTTGAATGTGGAAGATCTTCTAGGTGGGGATACTAGCACTATCCTCAGACATGCGTATTTACGCGGGTGTGTCTTAAAATAAACCCAAGGTTGCATTTAACGATAACGTCCGTTTCTGTGTAAAATTAAATTACGTTGCTCAAACTCAAGAAAATATTACATTAAATGAATCCGAAACAACCGAAATTTCAACTGTCGTTGAGGCTCAGGAGTCCAACACTCCCATGCCTTCAACTATCACCTCAACTTCAAATACTAACGAATCTGAACATCATCTCAAGGACTTACTCTCTCGTGAAATTCTCATTGACGCATTTGAATGGAAAACCACTGACCCGACCATACCTCTGTGGCTTGGAGAAGATGACTATATAAGTGGATCAGAGAACTTCATGAAACAGTATATTTTGCCTCAAGCTCTTCTTGATAAATCTTCTCTTGTACGCCAAAAGCTTAACAACTTCCTGTACATGAGATCAGATATTGAGATAGAAGTAAAGGTGAATTCCAATCCGTTTCAACAAGGAGAACTCTTGCTTGCTTACTTCCCCAAATCACTGGACACAACCCGGTTTAGAGCCACAGCGAATGAGTTTCTAGCATCAGTGACTTCTGCCCCTCATACTTACATCAAACTTGAGCAAGGAAACAGTATGAAGATGACCATACCATATGCCAATGTGTTGGAGCACTTAGATTTATCTAAGCCCGACAACATATATGGTGTAGTCAACTTGTACTGCACTTCAAAGCTTAAGGGACCAGTAGGTATTGAGAAAGCAGTGGTTAACGTACGCGCCCGATTTGTCACACCCGAAGTGTATGTCCCAACCGACAACTCGCTTCTATCAAATCAGAGGTACATGGAACTCGAAATCCAGGCTATAAACAAGATCAAGAACCGCATCACTCAAGTTAACAACAATGGAAAGTGGCGTGCACATATGTCTGAAGGAGAAAAGGAAGGACCTGTCTCAAAGATCGCTGGAACAATAGCATCTGTAGGTGAAGCACTCACTCCTATTCCTGTAATAGGACGTGTAGCTGAAGTAACCTCTTGGGTAGCTCGCGCAGCCCAAGGAGTTGCCACCTACTTTGGTTGGAGCAAACCAGTGTCTCAGATTATGCCCAGACCTATTGTAAATAGGCCGGCCGCATATATGGGAAATACTGAAGGACAAGACGCCTCTCATGTATTAGCCCAAATCTCTGACAATGCTATTGATTCAACTGCTATGGTTCCAAGTGATACCGACGAACTCGCTCTGGGTACTATCTTCTCGAGACCGAACACGATCTTCAGGAAGACTATTACAAAGAATGACTTCGTTGGAAAGAACTTACTTTTCTCTTGGGAAGTGAGTCCTTTCGCGGGATATACACAACAACCTTACTCTAACGGACAGGACTTTGCACTCGGAAGCTTCTCATTTGCATCCATGATGGCCAAGTTTTGGAGGGGGAGTATAGTCTACAGTTTAAGAGCGATTAAAACCCAATATCACTCTGGCAGAATTGTAGCTGTTTACTTCCCCAACAGGACTGTTTTCGACATACCTGAAACTTTGAATGAAGAAATCACAACTAATTCTAATATTATTTTTGATCTTCAAGCAAAGAGTCAGGAGGAATTCTCTCTGGAAAAACCCATAGTTATTCCCTATACTTCAAATGAACCTTGGAAAAGAACTCTGTGGAAGGATCCGGATACAGGTTTGTACGACGCTAGATCACTTAACACCTCGTGCGGA